GGCTTGATGAGTCGATTCTCGGCATCAGCCTCCTTAATCATCAGTGACTTACCTTCGAGGACAGCCTGATACACCGACAAGACAGAGGGCAATGCAAAGTCGTACTCGTCCGCGACATACATCCAGCCATTCTGCATTGCAATCGGCAATGGTCCGAGTTCAAAGATGGTCTGACCACCCTTGACAGTCCACTGACCCACGATGTGTGACTCTTCCGTGTTGACCGTATGCTGGACACGAATCATCGGGCGGTTGGTGCGTGCGGCAATCTGCTCGAAGAGCTCCGTCTTGCCAGCACCCTTGTGGCCCCAGACGTAGCACGGAATCTTCATCTCGATGGCAAGGACGACATCCTTGAGCTCGTCGATGTCATACACATAGTTGTCCGATGCCGTCGGTACAAACTCCGCAAAGTCATGTGCGGCGAGAGTGGTGATGGGAATAGGTTCGCCACGCGGATTGAAAGCAGCCTTTGCCCGACCCAAGCTGAAGGCTTCGTTGAACATCTTCTTGATCGCGCCGCTTTTAGGGGCCATCGCCGTGACGTTCGATGCGGGTTCAGCTGCAGGTTGAGCAGCCATCTCCATCTTGACCTCTCCAGCTTTTGCAAGAGCGCGCTCCTCAATGCGACGCTTAGCCATCTCAGACAGCAGCGGCGCATCGGGGTACTTTTCACTGTACTCCTCAACAGTCATCTCGGGATGAGCCTCACGCAAGTGCAGCACGATGGCGTGAACTTGAGCTCCACACACGGAGCAGGTGATCTTGGCATCAGACATTTGAAATCTCCAAAAAGTCGTTGAAAGTCAACGGGTTGCGAATATCGACAAAGCAAATCATAGAGCGCAGCTTTAGGACAGACAAGTCATCCGTGACTTATCCTCTCAGATTCCCAAAGCGGGGTCAGTTCATCAGCAGGTGGCGCAACTCCTTGATGACTGCGCCAGGCAGTTCCGTCACGGTGTTCAGTACGATGTTCTTGGGATAGAACCGCTTGACGGCATCCGACTCGATGCCGATACCGACCACCTTGACGCCCGCTCGAGTCACATCCTTGACGACCCGAATCAGGTGTGACTCCAGATGAGCGCGGGTGCCAGCAGCGGCTGGGTAACCATCGGAGAGCACGATCATGATCTTGCCTTCTTCGCGACGACCCAGAAGCCTACGAGCGGCGATCTCGACACACTCGCCATCGACGTTACTGCGAAGGATGTTCGTGTTGGGCAGCCAACCGAAGCGCTCCTTGACGTTGGTCGTGTGACGCTCCTCGAAGCCCTTGAGGATCGGCATGTACAGACCCTCCTGGCGAGAGAAGCGAATGCCTGTATCTGCCATCTGCTTGTGCATGTCAACGTGGGCAGAGCCGATGTCCTTCGTGGTGAAGCAAATGACTTCATGCTTGATGCCGATGCGCTCCAGCACGGCCGACAGTGCGTATGCAGACTGACTGGCGGTGTGAATCTTCGAGCCCATCATCGAGCCCGACGCATCCACGACAAGCTCGACGGCAACATCCTTGCTGTTGTTCTCGTGCTTGCGGCTGAAGACCCGGTCATCGTTGAGCGCCAAGCGCGACAGGTTGGCAGCATGCAGACGACCGGAGCGATGCCCATGTGAGCGCGTGGCAAGCGAACGAGCGGCGATGGCCCGCTCGAGGTCTTTCTGCAGCGGCGCAACCATGTGCTCCACCTTCTCGATGAGGTTCCGAGTCATGCTGGGGTGGTAGCCCGAGCCAATCGGCAGCTTTTCGATCAGGTCATAGTCCTTCGTGAAGGGCAGGTAGTCAGCATCCGCTGCGGACCTGAGCGCAGTCTCCGAGATGGCCCGAGACATCGTCTCGTCGAAGCCGTTGGTTCCATCCTTGTCGAGTGCCTCCCAGATCGGCTTGCTTTCGCCGAGCTCATCCTCTTCGTCATTGAACTCGCCTTCAGTTGAAGCTGAAGCGCCTTTGGAATCTGATTCACCGTCCGACTCTTCGTCGGCTTCGCGCAGATCACCTTCCTCCTCTTTAGCTTCGTCCTCGTCAGCTTCAGAGTCGTCCTCGTCAGCTTCAGAGTCGTCAGCGTCGTCGCCTTCGCCCTTGCCTTCACCCTCCTTCTCGTCACTGTCGGACTTTTTGTCATCGGGCTTAGACTTCTCACTGGGGGGTGACTTATCATCCTCCTCTGACTCACCTTCGCCAGGCTCGCCTTCAGATGCTTCTTCTGGCGCAGTTTCGCTCTCGCTCTGCTCGGACTTACCTTTCGGGCTGCTCGACTTTTTGCCGCGACGTCCCTTGCCATCAGACTCGCCGCCCTTACCGCGACTGCCTTCGTCTTCTGACTTCTCATCCTTCTTGCGATCACCGCCTTCAGACAGGCGCTTCGAGATTTCTTTGGCAAGTTCGAGACAGTCAGCCGTTGAGGTTGCCCCCTCAATCTGAGGCTGTAAATCCTTGATGCGCTCGTGGACAACCGCTACAGTTGCCCACTTGTCTTTCATGAACTCCTCGAACACTCGCTGACCCGACATCGCTCGAATCATCGGAACCATCAGCGACTGCACGACGCCGTTGCTATCGCCCTTTGATGCGAACTCTTGAACGCGAGGCACAACGAACTTGTCCAGGTAGAACTTTCCAGTATTGGCAAGGTTATAAGCTGATCCACTAAACCGCTTTGCCATCTCTTTCTCAATACGCGGGTCTTCGAGCGCGTTGAGCAGAAAACCAACCTGCCGACCACCTGAGCGATTGGCAACACCCATCAGAGTGAATTCTGTGAACAGGATGTGAGCAACTTCGTGATCCAAGAACCCTTGAATCGCATTGCACAACTCCTCTGTTGCGTTGTCGGGCAAGTACGGCAGATTAACGAGAACGGGCGTACCGTTGTGGTCAACTTTCACATAAGCATTGACGCCTTGCTGCGTCACACGAATGCCCTTGCCAGAAAGCATCTGGGTGATCTTCACGACTGATTCGCGAAGGATAAAGATTCGATCGTTCCTCACAAAGTTCTCCTTGCGTCATTGCTGACTGAACCTAGACTGTAAAACTTGGTTCTAGGGCACACAATATCTCGGCAAGGGAGATTTGCTGGCGATTAGTATTCACAGTAGGCAAACTATGGCTCGCCCAGTACATGTGATCACACTTAATATATTACCGAGTTCGGGATGTGTGCCAATTTGGACTAAGGTAGTGCCAAGATCGACGCTTTGCCGAACTGACATGGCCTCGACGACTTCCAAATTATTGTCCTCGATGATTTTATTGCATTGCTTTGGCAACGCTTTTAGGATTGCTTGACTCATACAAATCAGTTTAGATGACCAACCACCACGGGAAAACCACAACAGTTGGATAGTTGAGTTAGGGAGTTACATTTATTAAAAACGTCCACCCGTACACTTCATTAGCAGCACTTGCTTTTGCTGTTTGTTTTCCTCCTTCTCTATAGCATTACGGAACTACGAACATGAAACTCAATCTTGCTCTTACCATTAAGCCCAAAACTGTCGCCGAATATATAACGTGGCAAATTGCGCTCTGCGGAAAGACTCAAGCTGAAATTGCGAAGGAATGCGGGTTTGACAAACCCAATGTCATCACGATGATCAAGCAGGGCAAGACCAAAGTCCCTGTAAACAAGATTGCGACAATGGCAAAGGCTTTGGAAGTTGACCCGGTATTCTTTCTGAAGCTGACATTGAGCGAATATATGCCTGATCTTTTGGATATCATTACAGCGATTACAGGCCAGCAAGTTGTCACCAACAACGAAATTGAATTCATCGAAGTTATCAGGAAATCCACCGTCATCAACCCAAAACTGCGAACTGACGAGGAAAAGCAGCGGTTGTTGGACTTTGTGAATACGCTGAAGAGCGACAATCAAGGGCCTTCGGTCGCTTCCAACTTGGCAGATGCCTGATAGCGCTTTCAGTGTACGGTGCGCCCGAGTTGAGCGGGCGCAAACAAAGGCCAAAACCTTTGCAACACTGTCAACCTCTGTTGCAGTTTTCACACTCAGATCGGGGGTTCGTGAAGAGTGTCACGAGAGGCAAGAAAGACGATGAGTCTTGTTCCACCAGCACTATCCTTTGGTCAGTCAGGGATGACTGAAGGATAGTGAAGATGGAGCAACTCTTGAAGCTGCCGCAAGTCGAGACGACGGTGCGGCTGAAGAAGACGAAGATTTACGCCCTCGTCGCCGAAGGCGCTTTCCCTAGACCTGTGAAGGTGGGGAGGTCGTCGGCATGGCTTGCGACGGAAGTGAGTGCGTGGATCGACGAGCGCGCCAATCAAAGAACCACTGCCAGGGCTGCTGAATGTCGACCCTGAGCGCGTCCAGGTAGTCTGCCCAAGCCTGCATCATGTCGTTGCGGACGTGCATGTACTCGGCGCGGTTGTAGGCGCGATCAACCTTGTCGTCGATGTCGTGGGCGAGTTGCTTCTTCGTCACCTTGGAGTCGAAGCCGCCCTCCTCGAGCAGAGTTCTGGCCGTAGCACGAAAGCCGTGTGTGGTCTGCCGGCCGCTGAAGCCCATCCGCGCCAGGTTGTCGTTCAGCGTGTTCTCGGACATCTGCATGCCCTTCTTGGCCCCAGGAAAGACCAGCTCTTGCGAACCCGTGATGGTCTTCCAGTTGCGCAGCAGTTCGACCGCCTGCGTAGAGAGCGGCACAAGGTACTCGCGCCCCTTCTTCATGAGGTAGTGCGGCACTTGCCACAAAGCCGCATCCAGGTCGACATGCTCCCAGCGAGCCGATCTCAGGTTCTGCGGACGAACCCACACGAGACACTGCAGCCGAAGCGCAGCAATTGGCGTTGACGCTGGCTCTGCGTCAAGACGAAGGATCAGGTCACGCAAGTCCTTCGGCGTGGTAACGGCCGGAAAGTGTTTCTCGTTGTGCGCCTTGAACTGCCGACGCTGCACTTTGGTCGCTGGGCTTTCAGGGATGTAGCGGCGATCTACGGCGTGCTGGCACATGCGAACGAGAACGTGCCGAACCCGAGTCAGCATGTAGTGCGAGCCGCGACTCTCGACCTTGAGCAGGATGGCACGCACATCCTCCTCGGTCAGCTCGGTGATCTTCTTGGCACCGTGCGACGACTGAATGTTTGCCGCTGCCGCTTGCTCGTAGTCGGTGCGATGCCTCTCGCTCCACTGATGCCTGTTGTGGTCGATCCACTCGTTGAGGACTTCGCTGACTGATTTGGCAGCCTGGTTCTCGGCACGCTCTCGACGTCTTTCCTCGACCGGGTCTTTACCCAGCTGCACCTTCTCCCTGGCCTGCTCTGCCAGCGTTCGAGCGATCGCCAGCTTGACCTTAGGGTAGGTGCCCATCGAGTACGACTTGCGTACTCCGTTGAGCGTGTAGTCCAGTTGCCAGGACATACCGCCAGACTTCCGAATGACGAGGTACAGACCCTCTCCATCGGCGACCTTGGTGATGGACTGCCCTCGTGCGAGAGCATCCTTGATGCGCTTCTCCAGTTCCTTCTGGGACAGCTCGTGCAGGCTCATGTGGTAACGCCTCGTGGTAACGACTCGGTGTCATTCGAGTGTAGAGGGGCTTTACCACGATGCTTACCGCCAGAAAGCGCGGATGCTGGCAAACCCGTGCGAACGCTCACGAACGCAAGGGTTGCTTAAGCCGTTGATTCCTATGCCTTTTTCCCGAAATCCGTGGAAGTCGGCGAACGGCTACGGAAACGGCGCTGGCGGAAAGGGAGGGATTCGAAACACTAGGTTTTATGCGGGCTGCAGCCCGATCTCTAGCGTTTTACCGCATCCGTTACCACAAGTGGGCAACGTAGCGCTGGCGGAGCAGGAGGGATTCGCAACGCTAGGATTCATGCGGGTTACAGGCCGATTGCGAATCTTTTACCACCACCCTTACCACTGCCGTGTCACGGCCTCAGATAGTCGTAGGAGTAGCGCTGGATCACGCCCACAACATCCTGCACGTTGGACTCGTCGAAGACGCGTAGCAGCAGATGGCAGTCATCACCGAGGTCTTCCTCCCAGTGCTGCTCCTCAGACAGCATGACGGCCAGCCTCTTGCTGTAGGACTCGATCACCGCAGCCGTCTTCTCAGCCGTCAGCGCCAGCGAGAGGTCCGTAGCTACGCGATTCAGGAATCGGGATGCGATGACCTTGGGCGGGTTGTTCACAAAGACATGGAGCATTGCCCAACCATGATCGAAGCCGTACCTCCGAACCTGCCGTAACCCATCAGGTTCGACCACCATCACGATCGGACGACCCAGGTCGGCAACCCGCCTGATCTCGGCAGCAGTGATGCCGTAGAGCTCGCCGTTGAACTCGACGCTCTCCACAAACGCACCAGCTTCCTTGGCTTTGAGAAAGTCGGAACGATTGATGAAGTAGTAGGACTGGCCATCAACCTCACCGGCACGAGGCGTGCGCGTAGTGGTGGAGATCACGCTGGTGAAGCCTACCTTCTGCAGCAGACCCTCCAGAGTGCTCTTGCCGGCGCAGGACGGGCCGGTCAGAGTGACGATGTAGGGCGTCATGGTGCTTTCTCCTGCGCCTGTGCTGCGCGTTGCTTGGCGATGTTCTCGGTGACGATGTTCAGGAACTCGCACATGGCAAAAAGCGGCACCTCCGCACCGTTCCTGTCGATCATCTGAACGAGCCCTCCTAAGGGGTTGGTCTGATGAACCATCGTTCGCCAGGGCATCGTGTTCTTGAGCTCCTCAAATTGTTGCTCAGTCATGACTTACCGCCTTGTCATCGCGAAAACGCTTGAATCTAGGATGGCGCAACGAGCCGTCAGGCGTGATCTCGTGATACTCGACCTCGCAGAGTCTGCCGGTAAGCATGGATTGGTCTGCCCAAAACGACTCGCGTTGGCTATCACTCAGACCCGATCCGACATTCACGCGAACACCCTTATGGTTGACAACCAGGGCACCGAGTTTACCCTCGTACTTTCCAGTACCCTCTTCAAACCCGACAATTTCGACATCGACCGATTCTTCAGCTTTGATTTTCATCCAGGCATGAGAGCGCTTGAGGACATATAAAGCGTCGGGGTCTTTGACAATCAACCCTTCAAGGCCTCGAGCCCGTACCGACTCATACAGGCTGTGAATCTCGGCAACGCTGTTGACAAGGTAACGAGGCAAGAGTTTCAAAGGCCCATCTTTTGGCAAAGGCCCAATAAAGCCCTCGATCAGCTTGCGCCGCTCGGCGTATGTTCTCTTGGACTGATGGTTTTCGCTGAAGACGGTCCTGGGCAGAAGATCAAAAATGTGGAAGTGGGCATCGGTAGCCTGTGTGCTCGAGCGCCTTACCTCCGAGACCGTCTTGTTGAAAGAGCCTGACACAACCTCACCGTCCAAAACGAAGTGCATCGCACCCCAACCGCAAGCATCTGCGGCGTCAAGTATTGGCTGTTTCAAGGCGTCGAAGGTTGTGAACTCCTTGCCGCTGCGCGAGTAGAACTTGACGCCCTTATCCGAACCGCCTGATACGAATGCCAGAACTCGAACCCCGTCGAGCTTGGGCTCAACTGCCTGAGGCCACTTCTTCACCCGCTTCTCTTCAAACGGATGTGCCAGCATGCAGTCGAACACGGGTATGAAGTTAGGCTTGACCTTGTTGACGGACGTCTCAGAGAAACCCGCCCGCAAATCCTTCTTCAGAATACGCCGCAGCAGTTCGCCAGATGCCGGAGTCAGCTTGTTCATTTCCTCCTGAACTGCATTTCTCGCGGCATTGCCGGTTAGATTCCTACTTTGTAGATCGCTTACAAGAGTCCATGTGTCTTCGCCAAACTCTCGATCCGTAAAAGCAAACTGCTTCTCCGGAATATCAGCAATGCCATAAGTAATGAAGGGATTCAGAGCCTGATACAACACCACCTGAAAGTCAGGATCAGCAATATGCGCGGCAATGAGGGCAATCTTTGCATTTTTGCTGGACTCTGCCCCGATATCCCCGAGCAGCTTGCATATTTGATCGGAGGTCATTGTGCTGCGGCCTTCTTGTCCAACTCTGTGTAGATTTCACGCACATAGTCGCGCATCTGATGGATGCCAGCCAGGCATGTGTCAAACGCCTCTTGCTCGGTAGACCCAACCAGCTTTGCCATTGCAGCTACATAAGCGACATAGTTGGCACATGTTGCACTGGCAAGTACGGCAGGTGAGAACTTCTGCTCATTCAAGTGACGAGTAACGTCCATGATTGCAGCAGTGGCGTGCCCGAACTGTTGTGTCATTTCCGCAAAATTGTTGTCGTCTTGGCTCATTGATTAACTCCTGGTTGTTTTCCCATCTGCATACGAGCCAACTCCAGCAGAGATGGTCCCTTCTTAACCGGCGAAGGCGATGGGTCTGCAACCTTCGGTTCGGGCTTGGTGACTGGTGCAATCGGCACAGCTGGAGCCGCACTCTGGCGAATAGCCGCATTGATCGCTGCTGCATAACCGCCGTCATCGAACTGCGGCACTACAGGCTGTCGTACAGGCGTCGGTACCGGCTTGTCTTTCGGTTTAGCGGGCGATGTAGAGACAGGAGCAGCACTGATGGCTGGCGACACGGGCTTAGACCGAGCTCGTGCTGGCGCATAGCTGTTCTGCATAGCGTCAAAGCGACGATCCATCTCTTCGCGCAGCAACTGCCGATCGACGTAGTAGAGAGCCTTGCCGGCTGTCACCTCCTCCCGTCGCAATTCAAGAGCCGGACAGTCCTTGTTACGAATTCCTCGTTCGCAATCAGGGTACGACTTGAGATGATGATCGCGTTCGTAAGCGCCAATCTTGGCCAAACACACGCAGTAGCCAGGACGCCAACCAACGACCGAACACATGATCGTGTACGTATTTGTTCCAGCACCCGACTGCTGTGGTGGGTACTCAGACTGTCGTGCCCTGACAGCTGCCTCGATTTCGTCAAACAACATGGGATATCCCCTACCAAGAGCCCCACATGGAGCGAACAGACCCGGTGCGCTTGCTTTCCGCAACTGCACTCAGCACTGACTGAAGTTTATAGCGCGCATACAGGAGTTCATACTTCTGGCGCGAGACTTCCCGCATTGAATCGCACAACTGCCCAAGCAAGTCGCGATGAATAGCTTGCTGTGTTGCGGGTCGAAGCCGTTCAAAGAGTGCTTGATTCACCAGCTACCCCACTCCTGTCCGCGATCGACTGTTGGAGCGGGAGGTTTTGCAGCTACTGGCGGAACAGTCTCCAACTCATCAATCCAAGTCTTGTCTACAGCGGCTCCAGAAAGAGATATCCCAAAAGCTGCGGCAACTTTCGATGCGTTATCTGGCCCGTAGTGCATAACGAGAGCCAACTTCATTTCCGACTCATCAACAAAACTCCTTGCTCTGGAATGCAAACCCTCAGTTACAGCAACGGGAGAATACCCACGCTGTCTCTTGGATTCGATCGCACGTTCCTTCAGACCCATTGAACCTCTTGTGGTTTTGGCAATTTCAATCTTGACCTCGCCCTTCGTCTTCATCTTTCCCCATCGCCGCACAATGAAGTGCTGCCCTGTGTCCGGATTGTTGAACGCGATTACTTCATAGAACTTTGTTCCACCTTCATGGTGAAGAAATGTGGGTTCGAAGGTTGTTTGATACGTCATAGGTGATCCAAGCGCCGTCTTCAGCGCGGTTGATATATGAATCATAGAGATCAGTCAAAGGGCTTCATATACAGGGTTGCATCAACCCAGACATTTCAGCCTAATTTTGGCTGCGGTCATTGGTGACAGAACCTCGGCACGCCAAAAAGCCGCCCGAACAATGTCCGCTGAAACCTCATTGGGGTCTTTGTCCTTTGGAAGAAAGGCAATCCTGGCGACGAGCCCATGTTGCCGAACCTCGAGAGCCGCCTTGACAGCATCCTGAGTGGCCTTGCGTTCGCCGTCCCACATGAATGTGACTTCCCGCAGACCGTGTTCCTTGAGCGCCATGAGTTTGCCCATCTGACTTTCGGTACCACCCGAAGACAGGTGCTTTCCAAAAGTCCCTACCGGCACAACATCTCGCAGAGAAGGATCGGCATCCAGAGCCACCTTGATGGCCATGACATCAAAGACCCCTTCCCCAAGCACAATGCGGGCTGCGCCTTTTGCATTCTGCCCGTTGTACAAGTAGGCACCAGTTGATGCAAAGCCAGGTGGAAAGAGATACTTGTTATCAGCCGTACCTGTGATGTCCCGACCCTGAAAACTGACAAGCTCACCTTCAAGGTCATAAATGGGAATCACAACCCGATTACTGTAGTCCTGCTGCATTTCCCGCCCACTTTCTGCCTGGTAGGCAAAGTGTCCCTTGTGACAGAAGCGTAGATGGAAGTATTGCGCCGTACCCGCATCGATATTGCGGCAATCCAGATAGCGCAGGTTGCGCCCCTTGTGAGGCAAAGCGTAGGACTCCGGCAACTTCAGATTGGAGGTAGAGGCGACTGGAGCCGACAAGCGGACTCGAGGCCTCCACCCCTGCTCTTTCGCAACGGTTTTGATGTGCTCGATCACATCCCGCGTTGACGCCGTACCCAGATGGGCCTTGATGAACTTCCAGCGGTTGAATTTGACCTCACAGTCACCCGAGAAGCAGTTTCCGAGACCCGAGTCGGCATTCAGATACACCTTCCACTTGAAGCTACCGCACTCGGGGCACTCCTTGATGTTGAGTTGTACGCCTCGACTGCCGCGTGTGACTCGGTAGTCAATACCTTCCCGATCGAGCCATGACTCCATATCAATGGTGTCAAGCGCCTCCTGAAGCTCTTCGCTATGGCTCATCACTCTCTCCGAACGATGGACTCAATGAACTTCATCTTGGCAATGTCTTGCTTGATGAAAAGCGTGAAGCCAGACTCCTGGTTACGACTGGCCGCGAAGTACAAGCGAGCCTCGTTCTTGCTGCGCTCCTCATCAGTGATGTTGATGGAGATCATCAGATCGACCGTCCGCACCTTGTTGAAGTCTTCAGCAACGTGTTCGGCTTTCGCGACAGTGGCCTTGTAGCCCTCGCGGTTTGTCTGCGTGGCCGTCAACATCGCGACGTCCTTTTCTTGCGCGATGGCCCGCAGGTCCACATAGACGGACTTGCTGTTCTCGATGACGTCCTGATACCGATAGTTCGGTGCCATGATGTCGGCATAGTCCACGACAACCAGATCGAAGCGCTGACCCTTTGCCTCGTATCGATCGATCAAGGCTCGAAGCATCTTCGGGCTGAAGGTGCCGCTGGGGTATTCATGAATGACTAACTTGCCGGCATGAGCCT